CAGAGCGAAATACTCTGCTATGCGGGAAAGGTCTTTGGGTCTTGGAGCGATGGGCTATCACGCATACCTCCAGAAACACCGTATTGAATTTGAATCTGAAGAAGCAGTGTCAACAAACATAGAGATCTTTAAAAACATCAAGCAGTGGGCAGAAGTAGAGACATCAATACTCGCATCCGAGCGTGGTGAAGCGCCAGATATGGCAGGCACTGGAAAGCGTAATGCACACATGTTAGCTATCGCCCCCAATGCAAACAGTTCATTGATTGGCGGAACATCACCTTCTATCGAGCCATGGAAAGCAAATGCATTTACATCTCGCACACGAGCTGGCTCGCATCTAACTAAGAACAAGTATCTTGAAGAAGAGTTAGAATTGCTTAATATGAACACCGATGAAGTATGGTCTTCGATCATCACTGGCGGCGGTTCAGTACAGCACCTAGACTTCTTATCTGACCACATCAAAGGCGTATTCAAGACAGCCATTGAGTTGAATCAAGATATGATTGTTATGCAGGCTGGCGATCGTCAAAAGTATCTGTGTCAAGGTCAGTCATTGAATATCTTCTTTCCGTCAGGAGCTACCAAAGATTACCTACATAAAGTACATTATAATGCTTGGCTTTACGGCACAAAAGGGTTATACTATCTAAGAACAGAAACATCTAACAAAGCTGAGAACGTTACGACTAAAGTCGCTCGTGATAGGCTTGCTGAATTCAGCGACACTAATAATGACGACACTCAAGATGAGTGTGTGTCTTGTCAAGGCTAGGAGAGAGAATTGGACGTATTAATTTACAGTAAAAGTAATTGCCCATTTTGTGTAAAGGCAAAGTATTGGTTTGAGACTCATGGATATGTTGTCCGTGAGGTCAAGCTAGATGATCAAGAACAACGTTTGGCGTTCTACCAGAAACTGCCGAACGCACGATCTGTACCGCAGATCTTTATTGATGATAAACACATTGGAACATATGACGATCTTATGAAGATTGCTGACACGCTAGTTAAGAAAGCTGGCGGTCTGCTTGAGTTCTCTGAAACGTACAAACCATTCCATTATCCTTGGGCTGTAGATATTACTACACGCCACGAAAAGGCTCATTGGATCGAAGACGAGATTGATCTCTCTGAAGACGTCACTGATTGGAAGATGGGTAAGGTTACACAGGTAGAGAAAGATTACATCACCAATGTACTGCGCTTGTTTACTCAGTCAGACGTTGCGGTTGGTCAGAATTACTACGATAACTTTGTTCCTAAATTTAAGAACAATGAAGTGCGTAATATGCTTGGATCGTTTGCGGCTCGTGAGGGTATTCACCAAAGAGCATATGCTCTACTGAACGAAACACTTGGTCTGCCTGACAGCGAGTATCACGCCTTTCTTGAGTATTCAGAGATGGCTGATAAGATTGACTTCATGACTGACAATGACGTTTCTACTATGCGTGGTCTCGGATTGTCGCTTGCTAAGTCTGTGTTCAACGAGGGTGTTGCGTTATTTGCATCGTTTGTAATGCTACTAAACTTCCAGCGTTATGGTAAGATGAAAGGCATGGGCAAGGTTGTAGAATGGTCTATCCGTGATGAGTCGATTCACGTTGAGGGTAACTCTAAGCTATTCAAAGCATTCTGCGCTGAGCATCCACGTATCGTAGACGAAGATTTTAAGAAAGATATATATGAGATAGCACGACAAGCTGTGAAGCTAGAAGATAAGTTTATTGACCTTGCTTACAAGATGGGTGAAGTTGAAGGCTTAGACGCTGCAGAAGTGAAACAGTATATCCGCTATATAACAGACAGAAGATTGCTTCAGTTAGGTTTACGAACAAACTTCAGAGTAAAAGAGAATCCGCTTCCATGGTTGGAGTGGGTATTGAATGGTGCAGACCACACGAACTTCTTTGAGAACCGTGTGACAGAATATGAAGTTGCTGGTCTTACAGGAACGTGGGATGATGCATACGCATCGTAGAGAGGAATGATGGAAGAAGAAGTAAAAAGCGAACCAACCTTGGTGTGTGAAGAATGTAGTAGTGAGTATCAAGTTGTCCTGTTGAATGATGACGACATCACGGATCCTCCACTATTTTGTCCATACTGTGGCGCTGAGGTTGATGTGTCTGAGATTATGCAATTTGACGATCTCGACGAGTTAGATTTTGAAGACGAATAATTATGTAAACCCTTGGGTATACAAGGGCAGACCATACGACCCATCCGAAGAAGAGTTAAAGGAATGGGTCGGCTTTTGTTATCGCCTGACTGAATTGGAAACTGGCAAGATGTATGTTGGTAAGAAGTTTTTCTGGAAGCCAAAGACATTGCCTATAACGAAGAAACGCAAGCGCAGGGTTAAGACTAAAGTTCCGTCTGACTGGAAAGATTATTATGGATCCAGTGAGTCGGTTAAGCTGTTAGTTGAGAATGGTACACCATTCAAACGTGAGATACTACACCTAGCAAGAACAAAGGGTGAGTGTACATACTACGAGGCAAAGGAACAGTTTGGGAAAGATGTTCTTTTGCGGGACGAGTATTATAACGAGTTCATCGGCTGTAAGATACATAGTAAGCATGTGAGTAAGTTGAAGGAAGAGTTCAAGTCTTAAATATATAATGAGGTTATTATGAATAAAGATCCTGTGAAGCTGTTTATTGGTACGTCATCTAATGGTGAAGACGCATTGATTGAGATGGCGTATGAGTACACGTTGAGGAACAATTCCTTTCGTAGTATTGAAATTGTTTGGATGCGTAAAACAGATGATCCTAATTCTTTCTGGCATGGCTTTGCTGATCAGAATTGGTCTACTCCATTCTCAGGATTCCGATGGGCTATCCCCGAATACTGCAACTTTGAAGGACGAGCAATATACACTGATGTTGATATGTTAAACTTCCATGACATTGGTGAGTTGTTTGATATGGATATGGGTGACAATGTAATGCTTGCCCGAGACGGCAAACGGTTCGGCGGTAAAGAGTTCTGTGTTATCTTATTTGATTGCTCTAAGTTTAAAGGTTCAATGCCGTCAGCTCAATGGAAAGCCGAGCCAACAGCACATCACCAGTTCATAAACTTTGTACAACAAGAGCTTCCCATTGGCACTTTAGACCCTGCATGGAATAGCCATGACGGTGATGTCGAGCCATTCAAACAAATACATTACACTCATATGCCAACCCAGCCATGGAAGCCGAAATGGTTTACTGGCGAAACTGTTGACCATCCTAAACACGAGCTGGTTGAGTTGTTTTGGGATAAGGTGGATGAAGCTGAAAATGAAGGATATCGTATTGAAGATTATACGATTGATCGTAATATAAAATATAACATTATAGGAAAGTAGAAATGAAATCAAGAATCATCCAAGCATTAGTAAAAAGTGCTGAAGGCAATGTCGCCAAACATAAAATGAATGTTGAAGTGTATCTTAACAACCCTGTCGGTGTCGGTGAACACTCTGATATCATGGAAACAATACAGGAAGAGATTGATAAGATATCTCACTATGAAGACCAGCTTGCTGTTTTGCGTAAGCATTTTGTAACTAATAAACCCGATAAAGTAATCTACTAAAGGAAATTAAATAATGCGTTGGTGGAGGTTGTGGGCTAAGTCCCTCGGCGAGAAAGTCGGTAGTAAGCGTGAAGCTGATCTCGTAGCGACCATAAGGACAGTGATTGTTCTAGTCAACTTTATTACATGCTTCTTCATCATAGCAGGCGTTATACATCAATGGTAAAAGCCAATTATTAACTAAATTTAACGAAAAAAGGCTTGTCTCGCCTTAATACTTGTAGTATAATAGATACTTAATTGATGAGAGTATTATATAATGTTAGTACAAGCAATACAATTCGCCACTGAAATGCACAAAGGTCAAGTCCGTAAATATACGGGCGAACCCTATGTTGAGCATCCCATCGCAGTAGCTGACCTAGTTGAAGAATACCTAGACGCTAATGACTACTCTGACGAAGATATAATTTATGCTATGGTTGTTGCTGTTCTCCACGACACTGTTGAAGATACTGTAGCGACAATTGAAACCATCGCTGAAATCTTTGGTAAAGAAGTTGCTAAAGGTGTCTGGTTTTTGACCAAAGCTCCCGACTTTGTAGGTAACAGAGCTGAACGAAAGGCTCTGTGTCAAGCAAGATTAGCAGCCGCACCTCGTATCATCCAAATCATCAAGACTTTCGATATGAAGCACAATGGCGGCAGCATTAAGCAATATGATCCAACGTTTTGGGATCTCTTCCAGAAAGAAACGCAGTCTCTTCTGACTGCCATGAAAACTGAATCAATCCACACACATATAGGCTGGGGTGACGAATGAGTGAAGAAAAAAGAACGAGTAACGAAAAAGTCGCGAAATTAGTAAAGAATTGTATCGAAACGCCAGATGGAACTGTCTTATACTCACGCAGTCGACATGATTATAAGACGCATCTAGACGCTAATGGTAAAACATATATGATCGATGGTGGTCTTGACTATGTGAGATGTTCAGCTAATGGCGATGAGATTCATCATTGTGTCTGGGATGACGATCCGTTTGACAAGGTGCGTAAAGCAGTCGAATGGGGTACTTATGGAATCAATGGTGATCAGCCTTTGAGGTGGGTAAGACTATGTGATATGGAAACTG